ACTGCAAATTCTGGTGGTAATACATATTGGTCTTGGTACGATGGCACTGACAGTAACGGTACAGATGATCCTTTTGGTAATACTGGTGGGACAACAACTTGTGTGTTTACATAATAAATAAACAAAAGAGAATAAACTAATGGCACAACCAACAACAAGAGAAGAATTCAAAGGCTGGGTACTCCGCAAGCTGGGTGCTCCTGTCATTGATATTAACGTGTCTGACGAACAGATAGACGACCGTGTTGATGAAGCTNTAGATTTTTGGAGAGACTATCATTATAACGGAAGTCAACTCGTATACATGAANCATCAGATTACTCAGCAGAATATTGATGATGGGTTTGTACAACTGCCCACAGGAATACTTGGTATCTCAGGTATATTTAATATGCAATCGAGTATCTCGGCAGGTGGTGGTATATTTAATGTTCAGTATCAATTTGTTTTAAATAATCTCGAAGACATTACTGGTTATAATATCACAAACTATTTTATGTCAATGCAACATATGGAATTCTTACAGGAATTGCTTGTTGGAAAACCAATGGTTCGTTATAATAAACACGTTAACAAATTATGGCTCGATAGTGGTCAAGACGTAATGACTGTTGGTGAATATATTATTATTGAAGCATATGATGTAATTGATCCTGCTTCGTATTCAGATGTATGGTCAGATCGCTTTTTACAAAATTATACATCTGCATTAATTAAAGAACAATGGGGATCGAACCTAACAAAATTTACAGGCATGCAACTCGTTGGTGGTGTTACTTTTAACGGAGAGCAAATACTTGCTGACGGTAAAGAAGAAAGGCGATTAATGGAAGAAGAAGCAGTACAGAATTTACAACCGCTTTCCTATAATTATATTGGATAAGTAATGGCCACGAATACATTCTTTAATAATTACTCTCAAGTTGGAGAGCAGACGCTGATTGATGATTTGGTAATAGAATCTATTAAGCAGTACGGTGTCGACATCATTTATATTAGCAGGGCAATTAAAGGTCGAGATAAAATATTTAACGAAGATGACTTTCCTGAGTATAATGAAGTATTTGGATTTGAAACTTACGTTAAGAATATGGAAGGCTTTGAAGGCGAAGGCGATTTCTTATCTAAATTTGGTTTACAAATAAGAGACAATTTAACTCTCACTGTTGCGAATAGAACTTTTGAAAGATACGTAACTCGTGAGGTAGTTGATATTGTTCGTCCGAGAGAAGGCGATTTGATTTACTTCCCATTAAACGAAAAGATGTTTGAAGTTAAGTACGTTGAACACGAAAGCGTATTCTATCAAATGGGTCAAACTCAAGTATATGATATGCAATGTGATTTAATTGAATATGCTAACCAAAGGTTTAATACAGGCCACCCAGCGATTGATAATTACTTTGCCGAATATAATACAGATATTATAGTTGATGCAAATAACGCAACATTATCTGCTCTTTCTCTAACTGACGATAACGCAAGTAACCTTGACTTTGAAACTGAAGCCGACTTGATTGTTGATTTCTCAGAGGTAGATCCTTTCAGCGAAAACATATCTATAAGTGATACCTAATGGCAATAGCAAATTATTTTTATAATTCTACGATTCGCAAATATGTTGCTTTATTTGGTACATATTTTAATCAATTAGAAGTTCGTAGAACAACTACTGATGGGACTATCAATCAGCGACAGATAGTACCTATTTCTTATGGACCATATCAAAAGATTTTAGCAAGACTCGACCAAGATCCAAAAATAGAAGGTGGTGCAAGTTTTGATGCAGATGGTAATCCATCAGCAGGACAACCATTCGCAATGACATTACCTCGCATGGCTTTTGAGTTAACGAGTTTTCAATACGATTCAGAACGAAAGGTTGCACCAACAAGAAAAATAAGAAAGACCGAAGTTGATACAGAAAACGGTGGAAGAAGATTTGTGTACGCAGGAACTCCATATAATATGGGATTCAGTTTGTACATCATGGCAAAATATAATGAAGATGCAATTAAAATAGTAGAACAGATTCTTCCATTCTTTAATCCAGATCATACAAGCACTGTAAAGTTGATTGATGGTTTAGAACCAATGGATATACCGTTAATACTAAACGATGTTCAATCAGAAGATATCTACGAAGAAGCCTTTACACAAAGAAGAAGTATAATGTATACACTAAACTTCAATATGAAAGGTTGGTTCTTTGGTCCTGAAAGAGATAAGGCAGTCATACGATTTATTGATACAAGAATAGCAACTGATACTGCAACTAATACAGAGTTCGAAGAATTTAAAACAGTACAGCCAGGTATGACGGCAAACAACGTAGCAACTTCAGACATTACACAAACTGTTGATTATAGTTTGATTGAATTTGACGATGATTGGGATTATATTACAACGGTATCTGATACTGCGCCCAGTTAATTAGGAATATTATATTATGAAAATTGGATTTACTTGTAGCAGCTTTGATCTGTTACACGCTGGGCATGTTCAAATGTTAAGAGAAGCAAAAGAACATTGTGATTATTTAATTGTAGGATTACAAATAGATCCTTCACTCGATCGTCCTGAAAAGAACCCACCAATACAAACAATAGTTGAAAGATATAGTCAATTAAAAGCTGTCAGCTATGTTGATGAAATTATTCCTTATAAAACAGAACAAGATCTCGAAGACATATTAGAATTATATACAATTGATGTTCGAGTGCTTGGTGAAGAATATCGTGATAAAGATTTTACAGGTAAAGATATTTGTCGTAAGAGAGATATAGATTTACATTTTAATCGAAGAGATCATAGATTTAGCAGTACTTTACTTCGCCAGTCTTGTATGATAAATAATATGGATAAGTAAACGAATTGGATTTATATTATGATTAGAAAAAAGGCACTAAACGAAGAAATGAGTATGGGTGGCCTTGTACTTGAAATGTCCGCAACTTTCTATAGAGAATTCTTTGTAAGAAAGGATTACGATTGGTGGTATGTGGTACAACCTGGTGATACTGTTGTAGATCTAGGAGCTTGTGTTGGGATGATGGCTGCGGACTCTTTAGATAAAGGAGCTGCTAAGGTTTATATGGTTGAAGCAAATAGAGAATTGCTAAAGACAGCAATTGAAAATGTTTCCGAATATATGATGAATGAACCTGATCCAAAAGTTTATCCGATTAATGCAATTATTGGTACATCTGATGCAGATGGATGTTATGTAACAAAGAAAGCGCCATTACCGATTGATGATATAGATCGCATGTCGTTTAAAGAATTAATAACAAATTACAATATAGAAAGCATAGATTATTTAAAGTGTGATATTGAAGGAAACGAATACGATGTATTTAATAGCGAGAATTTGGATTACTGTTTAAATAACGTAAAACATATCGGTATGGAAATACATATAAAAGCAACCAAAGACGGACCTGAAAGATTCATTAAATTTAGAGATACATTCTTAAAACCATTTATTGAATCTCCACTTCATAAAGTAAAAGGTATGGGTGCACAGGCTATCCCAGATAACCTTTGGGATGATGAAGTTGTACGGAAACTCCCATTAGGAAGTTCATACTTTATGTTATATATTACAAGAGTTGACGCATGAAAGATAAAGGTGATACAATAGCAATGAAACTAAACATGAGGCCGTTAGACGAAGCTGCCGATGACGAACCAGTATTAGTTCCTGCTGAAGTCGAGTCAGTTGATGAACTTAAAAACCTACCGCAAGAATCTGTTGCACAGCCTCCTGCCGTTATCACAAAAGAAGCTAACGAGAATCTAAAAGATATTGAATTAGCGAAAAAGAATATTGAAAATATTATTAATCTTGGCGATGATTCAGTTCGTGAAATGGTCGAGATCGCAAAACAATCAGAATCACCTCGAGCGTTTGAAGTTGTATCTACTTTAATGAAAACGTTACTTGATGCAAACAAAGATTACGTTGAAATGTCAACAAAGAAAAGATACGCAAAAGAAGAAGATCAGCAAGGCAAAACAGAAGTTACTAATAATAATTTAATTGTCTCAACCTCAGATTTACTTAAGATGATTAAAGGCGAAAAAGATATTAATGAGTAACTTTGATAAAGGATACTTAGGTAATTCCCATCTTAAAAAGATTGGTGAACAAATTGAGTTTACTCCTGAGCTTTTAAAAGAATATATGAAGTGTGCACAAGATCCTGTATACTTTGCAGAAAATTATATTAAAATTGTACATGTTGACCATGGATTAATTCCTATGAACATGTATGAGTATCAAAAAGAAATTACCGAAAAGATTACAAATAATAGACGTGTTGCTGTATTAACTGCAAGACAGAGTGGAAAGACTACGACTGCAACTGCTGTTATATTACACTACATCCTCTTTAATGAATTTAAAACTGTTGCGATATTGGCAAACAAGGGGGACGGCGCAAGAGAGGTATTGGGCCGTATACAGTTAGCCTATGAAGCATTACCTAAGTGGATGCAGCANGGTATTGAAGAATGGAATAAAGGTAACATCACGTTAGAAAATGGTTGTAAGATCTACGCAGGTACTACAACATCTTCTGCTATTCGTGGTAAATCTATATCGTTTCTATATCTTGATGAGGTTGCATTTATTGAAGGATTTGATGAATTCTTTGCTTCTGTATATCCAACGATATCTTCTGGTAAAACAACAAAATTATTAATGACGTCTACACCAAACGGTTTAAACCACTTTTGGAAAACATGTAAGGGTGCCAAGGAAGGTACTAATGGTTATGAATATGTTGAGGTTATGTGGAACGATGTGCCTGGCAGAGACGAAATGTGGAAAGAGGAAACTCTCGAAGCATTAGATTTTGATAACGAAAAGTTTGAACAAGAATACTGTTGTCAGTTCTTAGGAAGCTCAGGTACACTAATAAGCGGTGCCAAACTCAAAGAACTTGCACCATCTCGGCCATTACATGAGGCTGAAGGTATTACACAATATGAAGCACCAATGCCTGACCGTTCATATATAATGGTAGTTGATGTATCAAGAGGTAAAGGTCTTGATTATTCAGCATTTAATATTATTGATACGACTGAGATGCCATACAAACAAGTATGTGTATACAAAGATAATACCATAAGTCCGGTAGACTTTGCCTCCGTTATATATAGAATAGGGCTGATGTACAATGAGAGTGCAGTTTTAATAGAAATTAATGATATCGGTGAACAAGTTGCAGATATACTCTTTATGGATTACGGCTATGAAAATCTTCTCTTTACTGAAAACCACGGACGAGCCGGGAAGCAAGTATCAAATTTTGGGGGGAAGAGGTCAGATCATGGAATACGAACAACCAAAAGTGTAAAATCAAAAGGTTGTTCTATATTGAAACTATTAATTGAACAAAATCAGTTAATACTACAGGATTATAACACAATACAGGAGTTATCACGATTTAGTAAAAAAGGCAATTCTTACGAAGCAGAGTCAGGTCATCATGATGATTTGGTAATGACATTAGTTCTGTTTGCTTGGCTATCCGACCAAAGATTCTTTAGAGAGTTAACGGATATTAATACTTTAGCCGAATTAAAAGAAAAAACAGAACAACAGCTTGATGAAGAATTGTTACCGTTTGGATTTATTGATACAGGTGCTGACGATATACCCGATGAACATGGGTGGATCGAATATAAACCTGATTTAGGATGGTAAATCGTAAACAGAGAACTTTTATAAATAAAACTGTGATAACTATAAATTAGTAACAAAAGATTTAATTAGATAATATTAAAGGAGAATAATATGGCTTTTTCCGTAAGTCCTTCCGTAATTGTTCGAGAGGTGGACGCATCAGCATCGGT